CCAAAGACTACGTTATCAGTAGCTGCATCACCCATAGTGATTGTACCACCGTTAAAAGTTGTAGTACCTGTAACTGTTAGATTACCACCTACTGCTACATTACCAGTTGTTGTTACTGTGTCAATGTATGCATCTTTAAATCTTAAACCTGTTGTACCTAAGTCAACATCACTGTCTGTAGTAGGTATTATAGCTCCATCAGCAATGTACATTTGCTGTACTGGACTATCAGAAACTTGCACATAAAATTCTATGTAGTTATTTGTTGTATCTATTAATACTTTGTTGTTTGGAGAAGTTTCTCCTGCATCACCAATCAGACCTATTACTGGTCCTTCTGCTGTAGTACCATCATGCTTGTGTCCTGAAGTATTACTAAATGAATTAACTAACTGATTGTACTCATTATTAAATAATGAAGCAGTAATTGTATCTCCATCTACGAATGTACTTTGTCTTATATAACCTGCCATTGTTTTTATCTCCTACCTGAAGGTATGTAATCTACATATAAACCATTAATTTTATATGATGGTTTACTATCGTTTGAAATGAATGTGAAATTGTTGGAAGTTCCACTTCCTTGTAATGGTATTCTAATCATAGGGTCTGCTGTTGCTCCGAATATATTTGTTCCAAACACAGCACGTCCAAAAAATGAAGGTGGATTTATTGTGCCAATTGAAAAATTATCTGCTGGTTGTGGAACATCTCCGCTTCCATAGTCAAAGCTTATTTTAACTTCTGGAGTTGCTAAACCTTCTGAACCTGCTGAAACTTTTAAATAGTGTAAAGTTTTTAAAGTTCCTAAATCACCATAGTCATAATTAGGTGTAGAGTATCTTGCTAATATAGCAGTTCCATCAAAATCAACACCTGAATCATGTATATGTATATAGCCTGTATTATTCCCATGATAATATGCTTCAATACCATCTTTATCAAATCCTGAACCTATTTCAGTTACTTCCAGTCCTTTTGTTTCTGACCACTCAAAACCATTTTGTCTGAGTGTTCCTATAATTCCTTTTTGTCCTGCAGCTACTGCATTTATATTACTATAAAATAATCTGTATTGTGATTTTTCTCTTATTACAGCACTTGTAATTCTATAAGAGCTAACGCTTTGAGCCAGTAATGTTAGTATAGGCTGTATAGATTTACTAATTGTACCTAACTCAACATCACCAATTCTTGCAGTACCAGCAACTGTTCTTATTCCATCCGGTGCTAAAAATAATAAATCACCAGCAATTTCTTGAATACTGTATCCACTTAAACACCCTACGTTTTCTGTAATAGGGTCTATACGTATACTATTACTGTCGTTTATATTTATTAGTTTATGTATGCTATTTTCAGCAAAAACTATTAAATCTGTTCTAAATCCTTTAACACCCTGTATTTGGTCTGATATTTGAACTGAACCTGCACCAGAACCTGTAAAGTTATCAGGGTCATTATACACACTATAAAAAACAGTGTTTAAATTATTTTCTACTCCTGCTGCAATTAAATGATGGTCATGTATAGTTATATACTTTATACCGTTAGTGCCATCTACAGTAATTTCTTGAGTAAAAAATGTTCTAGTATTTAAAGCTCCTGTTCCTTCCATGCGGAAACTCCAAAGCTTATTAGCACCGTCAGCTATAATTACTTCACCATAATTAAATGTTGCACCTTCAAAAAGTACAAACTGACATTGTCCTTGTCCAGTTCTTGCAGTAACTGATTTACCGGTAAAGGTTGAATAGTTATCACCTACACCTGCAGATAATTTATTTATTTCTATCCATGAAATACCATCATTACTAAAATAGATATTAGTACCAGCAGTTACTATAACTCCATCAGCATAAGGAAATACTCCTTGTATAGTAGTAACTCCTCCGGTTGGTTGAGTCGCATTAGAATCACCAAACTTTTTAAAACCACTAATTCTTCTATAACCGCCTTCTATAGAGACTTCAAAGTTTTCTAACTCTGTAGCTACTCCGGGTCTTCGTAACAAATCAATTTGATTAGAGGCAGTAACTAAACCACCTTCACATGCTACTGTAAATGGTTGTGAACGTGCCATAAATTAAAAGTAAGTTCTATCGTCTGTCATATATTTAGGAGCTGGATTCATAAGGTTTGACTTCATCTGTTTCATACCTTTTTTATAATCATCCAATGCGAAAGCTGCTTGTTGTGGGCTTTCTTTAAACTGCCAAACATAATAACGAACTCTAGATGTTATTATATTACTGTATTGCTCTGGTAAAGTGATTGTATCATCGTGTGCTGATAATGCAGTCGGTCTTACAAAAGCATAAAAGTGTACATTATAAACCTTGTCAGGTATTGGACTTAATCCAAACTTTCTATTGTCAGGAGACTTAATAACAAATCTAGGTTCTCCATAATTTTGTGAGTCAGCGTCATCTTCATTTTCGCTATCTCTGTAGTATCTTTTCCAGTCTGCAAGAGTTAAAAATTTTAATCCTCTTGAGACATAAGGAGTTGTTTCTCCACTTACATTGATTGTTGTAACATAGAAGTCATCCCAATCTATTGATGAGTAGTCTGTAGTGATACTAGAACTATCAGACTTAAGAGTGTACCATCTTTGACCTGCTACACTAGGAACTGTTACGTTACCATAGAAAGGGTCAGTAGCTCCACTTGCGTTTGCAGCAAAGAAAGGTAATTGTGGTTCTTCATTGGCTATATCAAATATAGATTTATTAACAGCATCTTTTACAAACTTTTGAAAACCTAAAGCATTTGCAAAGTTTGCAGATGTTAAAGGAAGCTCATTGAGTTCTCTTAGTATTTCGTTTGTTAAATCTAAATATGTTGTAGCCATTATTTTTTATGTACCTTTTGAATTGGGAAGTTTGCTTCTAAACTTGCACCCTTGTGTTTTACAAACTTACCTGTGTGTTTCATTAACTTAAATGTTTTACCGGACTTCATCCAATGATGTCCTTTTGGTGCTTTAACTTTCATATTAGTTAGCTTTAGCTTTTGGAGTTCCTTTATAAATAGGCTGACACCCATCCATCTTAACATCTCCACCATATGCATATGTAGAACGTCCACTCATGCTTTTTTTCTTTTTCATCATTTCAGCGTATCCACCACCCATCTTTTTCATTCTTCTATCTTTACCGTACATATTTATCTCCTTTAAAAAGTGGAGGAGACCGAAGCCTCCCCCGAGTTTGACAACTTAGTCAATCACGTAGAATGCACTACATAAAGCATCATCTCTAAGTACTTTCGCACCATAGACATGTAAGCCTCTTACTATATCACCAAATGATGATGGGTCTCTCAACACTTCAGTTGAAAGAATAGTATTAGCAGTAGCAGTTGA